ATAGATATTCCGCACATAAAATCGATGCCGCGCCGCCCGCTAAATGGGATCATTCAAGCGCGGTTATAACCGACATATCAAAGCCAATTGGCAAGCTTTGCGAAGCTTTCCGGACAAAGAAAAATGGCGCGATGATCAGTCTTGAGGAATACAAAACAGCCAAGGCCGAGAAAAAGCTTGGCAAGATCGGCCTTGGTTTTTGTGGCGATTGCACCGCGTGCTGGTCACCCGATGTTAAAACCGTATCATATCCGAAACACTAGGGGGATCACCATGCAATCATACAATAATCTGATTGAAGCCATACAAGCCAGCAACCAAGGCGAGAATAGCATCACCATAAAACTAGGCGATGAATTCTATCAAGGCGAGTATAACCTTGTGCTTGGTGACGATAGGCTAGACGACAACCATTTAATCATTAACTTTGTTAATAGCGAGGAAACACCATGCCAAAATACATAACAGCCAAAGACGGTGACGTAATGCGAGAGATTGCATTACGTCACATGAGCCAAGGCGACCTTATCAAGCGCAAGCCTGACGCCAAGGCCGTTTACGTTATCAACCATAGGAACCGCGCAACCAAAGATCGAGCCGCAGAATATAGCCTATCCGACTGGCACGACATGAACCGCGAAATTTTCTTAAAAGAAGATACCATTGTCTACACTGATTTCACATTCTAGCCATTGCCACAGCCTTACAGGCTGTGGTAACTTCAATCATTGTCTAGCTCCATGACAACTAGGGCGCAGGCCGCAGGGTTTTTGTTTGTTTTTCCCCAGCGCCTGCGCTCTTTTTATATTAAGTCGCAGGACGCAGGACGCAGAGCCACGCATCTATAGCCTTGGCGCGCAGGACGCAGGGCAATCCCTTCAAGTCACCATCATATAAAGCCGCAGGACGCAGGACATCGATCCCCGAACCTTGGAACTTGAACGCAAAACCTCCGTCAAACAAAAGTACATCACCCTTCGAGGGGTCGTGTAACAAGAAAAAACTCACGCCATTACAGCGAGAATGCCCAAGATGCCACGCAATCTGTGACTTGTTAACCGTAATCCGGTTGCTTTTAATTATTTTTAACTCGAGCCAGATCGGGACACCATCGAGGCACATGTAAACGTCCGGCATCCCTTCGCCAGCGCGGTTTTCAATCCGTTGGTAATGACTCTTTTTCGGTAACTTCTGCTTCAATGAGGTCGATAGTGCTTTCTCTGTCTTTGGCATCTTTAACAACCTTCATATCATCTAGGCTTGGGTGCTGTTTTCTTATGTCTGCTAGTCGTGCGACAATCTCTTCACGCGACAGCTTGTCAAGCTGGTGGACGTGCTGTTGCTCTCGCCTGTCGATAGTTAAGCCACCCAAAGCGGATCGTATCTTCTCAGCGTTGATAGCGGCAGAGAATTGCCCTTCGGTCTCAGCGTTGCGTGACAGTTCATCCAATCGCTTTAACTGTCCAAGCAGGGTGACACCATACTTGCGCTCTCGATCCTGTCGTAGTTCTTTTATCAACTCGACAACAAGCGGATATGACTTTCCGTTTAACAGCTTTGATGCGTGTTGTGCGGCAGAGTCTTCGGCATACCCAGCCAACCTCGCACACTCTGCATTACTATGTCTGCCATCGACATAGTATCTAGCAAATTCTCTTTGTCTGTTTGTCAGACCAGATGGGCGTCCAGCAGGGTTAGGCAAAACAAAATCTCCTATAGGTTTTTCTGTGGGTTTTCATTTTCAAAATCAAAAAAGCATGCGCGAACGTACTCGTGACCCTATGAAGTGTATAAACGTAACGAAGTGTAACGAGAATAATGTAATGAAAACAACACTCGTTACACTCGTTACACTTATACACCATATTTCAAAAATTTTTTCAAAAAACTTTTTCCTGTAGAAAACACTATATGCACGTCACTTTCCTTAAAATAATCCTTGCATCTATGGGATAAGCTAGGATAGGGTATCTTATATCACAGTGTACCGCATGGGATTCACCGTAACAAGTACCAAGGTTCGAGGTTCGGGAATCGAGTACCAAGCAACACTAAACATGAACCGAGTCAAAAGGAGTAATGACATGGCGTTCAATAAACAAGTAGTGAATAAAGTTCGTGATGATTTGAATGAGCATCTATCTACATTCTTCAAAGCAGGGTTACCTGATCTTGAGTTTCATGTAGGCAATGCATCTTATCGTGATGATCGTATTACCTTCAAGCTTGAGGTTAAGATTGCTGGTTCTGAGTCAACTGAGATGCAGGACTTACGTGCTTGTGCTGATCTGTATCAGCTTGATCTTGATAAGGTGCAAGGCACCTACACATTGGGTGGTTATCGCAAACGTGCTCGTAAGAATCCATTCATTGTAAAATGTTCAAAGACTGAGAAGAACTATGTCATTACGCATGACGTGGCTGTTCGTTGGTTTGGTAAGGAGTCTGCTGATGTCTAGGCACAACGTACAGGATGAGTATTACGAGCAACTTGTAGGCTCGAAGATCACCAAGTTTTGGACAAGTGACGATGGCTTTCCGACATTTGGTTTGGTTCACCCCAAGCTTGGTGCGCTGGTCATCGAGGTCAGTTGTGACCCCGAGGGCAACAACGAGGGTTTTCTGTTCATTAGTGATGGGAGCGAGTCATGAACGAGTACGAGGTTGAGATCAGGGCGACTGTCACCAAGACAGTTCGCGTGTTTGCCACCAACAAGGCTGATGCCATTGAGGTTGCGAACGATGAGTTCACAGTTCTGCACACAGGCGATCCTGAGAAGTATGAGCAGGACACACTAAATATTTCAGAGGTGCCATCATGATGTTTGAAATTAAATGTTTGTCCACAGGTAAGATTCATTTCTGGAACCTTTCCGATGTTCTGTATGAAATTAACAGGGATAGGAGCAGTGAGTGGACTTGCTACACAGTTCGAGATTGGCGCGAGGGTTGGTTTGATTGGGTCGAGGGTGACTATTTTTCAATGATAGGAGTCAGTCATGAAGGATAATACTTTGAAATTACTATCGGTGTCATTGACAGCACCACAATGGAACGTGCTCGAGGTTGCCCTTGATAGGTACATCGATGAGCAGATTGATGACGGTAGCGATGATGCCCTTTTTTACGCTAGGAAGGCTGGCATCGTGAAGGCTTTGTTAGAGCACGAGTTGATAAGAGCGGGAGCAGGACAATGAAAGTTCTTTCTATGTTTGACGGTATGTCATGTGGGCGGCTAGCACTTGAACGTGCTGGCATCCCTGTCACCAAGTATTATGCATGCGAGATTGACAAGTATGCAAAGAAGGTCAGTCAGGCCAACTACCCTGACATCGTGCAACTTGGCGACGTCACCGGATCAGGGTTCAACAACTGGGTGAATGCTGTTGCCTTTACAGGCAAGATCGATCTGTTGATTGGCGGCTCACCTTGTCAGGGATTTTCGTTTGCAGGGGCAGGGTTAAATTTTGATGACCCTCGAAGCAAACTATTCTTTGAATTCGTCAAAGTATTTAAAAAACTCAAGCCAAAGTATTTCCTGCTTGAGAACGTGCGTATGAAAAAGGAAAGTCAGGACATCATATCGCGGATCATGGGTGTCGAGCCTATCGTCATGAACAGTAATTTGGTTTCGGCGCAGAACCGTCACCGCCTATACTGGACGAACATTCCCTTTGATGGCTTGCCCGAAGATCGGGGGATCAAGTTGCGTGACATCCTCGAGCATGGGTGCACTGACAGAGAGAAGTCGCATTGCATTGATGCGAACTACTTCAAGGGTGGTAACCTGAGAACTTATTTCCAGAAGAACCGCCGACAGTTGGTGTTCAGCAAGGATGGCTTATGCCACATCGCTGATGCTGATCTGAAGGGTCATGGCTACAATCGCAGAGTCTATCATCCCGATGGCAAGGCACCGTCTCTGGCGGCGGCATCAGGTGGCAACCTAGAGCCGAAGGTTCTATGGCCAGCGTCCATTGTCGGACGCCGGATCAACGAGGATGGTGTGCGTAAGGATTACGACAAGGATGTTCCTATCACGCAATGCCTCGAGGTGCATGAGGTTGATAAGGCTCGATGCCTATCGACTGTGGAGAAGGATACCTTGGTGTCTGATCTGCCCGAGGGTCGTTATCCCGAGGCTTACAGTCCTGACATGAGGCTTGCATGGCGCAAGCTAACGCCGACAGAATGTGAGCGGTTGCAGACTGTGCCTGATGGTTACACTGATCATGTGTCGAACACCCAGCGTTACAAGATGCTTGGCAATGGCTGGACTATCGATGCGGTGGCTCACTTATTTAAGGGGATGCGTAATGACACTTGAACCGATAACCATACACCAGCTTGACGGACTGGCGGCGAAGGCTGTCAAGTTCGAGAACAAGTTACGTGACGAGTCTGATCCAAAGCTACGCAATCAGTATAGGACGAAGGCTGACCAGCTATGGAAGGCTGTCGAAGAGGGCGAGAATGCTCGCCGTGATGCTGGGTTCAAACTCTATGAGGATTAAGCTTCACACCATAACCTTGAAGAAGCCGATCATAAGTCGGGTTCTTCATCTCCGGATTAACCACAGGGCATGGTTGAAGGATGCCCTATCCAAACCTATGAGGAAAGTAAAATGATAAAAAGGTTGATACTAAAAAAGGTGGATGAAACCACGCTACATCCTGATCACGATGAACTTCTTTATCTGGTCGGTTCTAGCTTCTCGATGTACGAGCGCACTCTGACACGCGGTGATAAGCACCGCAAGGTCACGCATATAACCGAGGTGACTAATCAGTATGGCTGGTTTGTGGCAGAGCCTATGGAAGAAATCATGGACATAATGTGGGGTGATAAAAATGGGTAAGGTAAAAGCGTGGGTCATGGACATGGAAGAAGATGCCATCGACATGACCGTTGAAGAATGGACGGACAAGCATGGTGAAAGTCTGATCGAAGTCTATCACGAGGCTCGTAGGAAATATGCGGATATAGTAGGGGGCAAGGATGAGTAGCGTACAAAGATAC